CGAGCCGTTGCCGTTTACGGAGCGTGTTGCACCTGGTGCTTTCGGGCGATCCTTGCGCACCAGAAATGACGTAAAGCTGTTGTGGAACCACGATTCTGGCGAGGTGCTCGGATCTACACGCGCCAAAACAATGACACTGGTTGAGGACGGTCGCGGGCTACTTGTGGATGCTGCGTTGCCGGATACGACTCGCGGGCGTGACGTTGCCGAGTTGCTGAAACGTGGCGACGTCAACTCAATGAGTTTTGGGTTCACGACGTTGAAAGATTCGTGGGACTCGGCAGGAAATAACCGCACTTTGGAAGCGGTGCGTTTGCACGAAGTTTCAATTGTTGCATTTCCCGCATATTCGGCAACCACGGGCACAACATCAGTGCGCGGTTTGTTCCGGCTTGCTCAGCGGGCATCAGTTGACCCGACGTTGCTTGCTGAGGCGTTGCTCAAAATTGAGTCGGGCGAAGAAATTACCCAGGACGATCGCATGCTTGTGACGGCTGTGCTGGACGAGCTCGCACCGCTCAAGGACGTGGTGACGTTCCAGGCTGACCCGCCAACGTCAATCCTTGGCGACATTGGTCTGCTCGAGTTGAAGAAGGCCAAACTGAAGGTGTTGGAATACGGCAACTAATCACTGTTGCCGTTGTAGAATTGCTACAACAGATGTGCGTCATCGCTGCTGTTGACGGTTGAGCGTTATCGCCACCAAATCACTATCAACCCCAACACATTAGGAGCACAACCATGTCTGAGTTCATCAAAACTCAGCGTGAGGCTCGCGCAAACCTCATTATGCAGGTTCGAGATGTTATCGAAACTGCCGAGGCTGAGAAGCGCGGTCTACTCGCTGAAGACAACCAAAAAATTGAGCGCATTGAAGCTGACATTACCCGGATGGATGAGTCCATTGGGTTTGCGGAGCGTTCTGAACAGCGTCGCCTTGAGGCTGAGCAGGCCGCCGGCACGTTTGTTCCTGCCGCACCCGCTGCCGAGTCTGTCCGCGACATTTTTGCTTCGATGGCTTCGGGCGAAACCCGCTCGCACTCGTTCTCGCACGAAAAGCGCGCTTTGGTTCCCGCAACTGCAACCGTCCCCGTCGGATTCCTTGACCGTGTTTACGGCCTCGCGCGTCTTGTTGGGCCAATGCTGGACACCTCCGAGGTCATCACCCGCAACTCGGGCGAGTCGCTTCGTTTGCCGATTTACACGGCTTACAGCACTGCTTCGATCACTTCGGCTGGATCTGCTATCTCGGAGTCAAACCCGACTTTCGACAGCATCTTGCTTACCCCAAAAAAGACCTCGTTTATTGTCCAGCTTGCTAACGAGCTCATCATGGACCAGGGCTTTGATCTGGAAAGTACGATCAGCGAGCAAGCCGCAAATGCCATAGGATTCTCGGTCAACGCACTGACCACGACCGGAACCGGCACCACACAGCCGACCGGTATCGTTGTTGCGGCTGGCTCGGGTATCACCGGCGGAACCACGACAATCACAGCAGACAACCTTATTGACCTGGCATACAGTGTCGATGGTGCTGCGCGTCGCCTCCCCGGTGTCGGATACATGGCCAACACGTCCACGCTTGGTGTTATTCGCAAGCTCAAGGACACCGCTGGTTACTACATTTACAACGTCACCACGGGCGCACCGGACACAATTCTGGGCTTCCAGGTGTTCGAAAACCCCGGCATGGCGTCCATCGCAACTGGTGCAAAGCCGGTCATCTTCGGTCACCTGCCGTCGTACAAGATCGTTACAACCGGTCTTGACGTCGCGGTGTCTTCGGATGCGTACTTTGCGAACGACGTCACCGCGTACCGTTTCAGTTACCGTTTCGACGGTAACCTGACGCACGCTGGACACGTTAAGTACCTGGCCAACGCGTAACTACCGGCCAACAGGTCAAACCCCCTCGGTAGTAGGTGCCGAGGGGGTTCCTCTGTTTCCGGGCGTTGTGTATGGCTCGTTGTAGACTTTCGCCATGGCGAAACCTACACTTCGTGGCGCTGTCTCGATTGCGTCAAATTCTTACGGCATGCCGACCGGCTACGGACAGCAGGTCAAACAGCTTGCCGATCGTATGGTGCGTGCCGGGCTAAAAGTAGCCAACCTGTCTAACTGTGGCCTTGAAGGGTCACTGTCCGAAATTCGCACGCCGTACGGTCCGATTGCGCATTACCCGCGCGGTTACAAACCGTTCTCAGATGATGTAATCCCGGTGTGGCATGAGCATTTTGCTGGCCAGCGACCCGAGCTTCCGTCGGCAGTGTTGACGTTGTTTGATGTGTGGGTGTTCAACGAGCTTGAGTTTGACGGCAATATTCTTGCCTGGACACCACTAGATCATTTGACGCTCCCGCCAAACGTGCAACGTTTTCTTATGCGCGGCAATGTGTCGCCAATCACGATGTCGCCACACGGTCAACGGCAGCTCGAGGCGGTGGGCATTGACTCGACCTATATTCCCCACGGTATCGACGGGCAGGTTATGAAGCCGACCGAGTCGGCGTTTGGTGTGAAAACGCGCGAATATCTGTCCGTTCCCGAGGATGCGTTTCTGGTGTCGATGGTGGCCGCCAATAAAGCTAACGGGCTGGTGCATCGCAAGGCGATCGCGGAAAATCTGTTGGCGTTTAGTCTTTTCCGGCAGGACCACCCCGACGCCTATTTGTATTTGCATATGGAGCCTTCAAACGCTTTTGGCGGTTTCAACCTCACAGCGTTATTGAAGCGCGTCGGACTTACTGACGAGTTTGTGCGCGTGCTCAACACTGACGTGAATCGTATCGGTTACCCTGCCGAGGCGCTCGCGGCGTTCTACACGGCTTCAGACGTCTTGTTGGCCGCTAACTACGGCGAGGGATTCGGCGTGCCTGTAGTGGAGGCTCAGGCGTGCGGGACACGAGTTATTACGTCCAGTTGGTGCGCGACCGAGGATCTTGCTGGTGAAGATTCGTGGCTTGTGGATGGCCAAGAATTTTGGGACGAACCGCAACAGTCGTGGTTTAAAGTACCGAACGTTTCCAGCATCCACAATGCGCTGCGTTTGGCGTATCAAGCTGACCGTGGCGTTTGTGATGGCGCGATCAAGTTTGCGCGCCAGTTTGACGCGGATCGGGTATGGGTTGACAAATGGGTGCCATACCTGGCGGAACGGTTCCCGGTATGACCCGCTACGTCTTGGTCCCGACGAAAGAACCAAACGCGGCGCTTTATGAGCTTGTGCGCGTCATTGCCGCTTCGGGCTGGCAGTCCGTTGTCATGGTTTACGGCGAGCACCTAGACAAGGCACCGCCAGCCGACCACGTTTTGATCAAGGACGGTCACTCGTTTAACGCTTGGGCTAACCAGGCGTTCGACTACCTGCTGGCGATCGAGCCGGAACCGCTTGTTGTCATGATGAACGATGACATACAGATACCGGTAGGCGCGCTTACGTCATTGTTTGACGCGCTGGAGCATGCCGACCTCGTATCAATGTCTGGGCGCGGCGAGATGCTGACCCCGGCACCGCTCGAGCCTCACTTGTTCGGCATTCGGCCTTCAACTATGCGGATGCCGGACCCAAACGGATACGCATTGTGGTGGTGGAACACAGATCACCTGTACCACGAGGCAATTCGTGACGGTAAACGCGTCGTGTTTGTCAGTCCGGTGCCGTACACGCACAAATCGTTGAATGGCCAGCAGGATGGGTCGTGGCGCTACCCGCAAGAATTTGAATATTCGGTGCAAGCGGATCATGACTGGTTTTGGCGGCAGTGGTGGTTCCGGGACGAGGCGCACCGAGGCTGTTATTTGAACTGGTGGCCGAAAGCGTTACCTGAAGGACAAGAACACATAACGAAATGGGGATCGGATGTCTAAGTTTGTTTACGCCGGTGGCACGTTTGATTTGCCGCACGCTGGCCACGTCAAGTTTCTGCAACAGTGCGCCGAGCTCGGAACCGTTGTGGTGTCGCTCAACACTGACGAGTTCATTACGGAGTACAAGGGCCGACCGCCAGTGATGACATATGACGAACGCGCGGCAGTGCTTGAGGAGTTCACGTCGGTTGCTGGTGTTGTGCCAAATCTTGGCGGTGCTGATTCTCGGGTGGCAATTGACGTTGTTTCGCCAGATTTTGTGGCCATCGGTTCGGACTGGGCAACCAAGGACTATTACAAACAGATGGGCTTTGATCAGGCATATCTTGACGATCGCGGGATTTGGTTGGTGTACATCCCGTACACTCAGGGCGTTTCAACGACGGAGATTCGGGCACGTTTAGCTGTATAAGTTGTGCTAGAAGGTAGAATTGGCGCATGGCAATAACGAACGGGTACTGCACGCTGGCCGAGGTGAAGGCGGCGCTTCGCATTACCGACTCCGTTGACGATACTTTGCTTGAGTTATCGGTTGAAGCGGCAAGTCGTGAGATTGACGGGTATTGTCAGCGGATTTTTTACCTGCGCACAGCACAGACCCGCGTGTTTACTCCCGAATCATATTTCCTGTGTCAGATTGACGATTTGGTGACGCTGACCACGCTTCAGACGGCAACGGATGGCAGCAACTTTGACACAACCTGGACGGCGGCGAACTACCAGCTTGAACCGCTAAACGGTATTGCTGGCGGGTTCCAAGGGCAACCGTTTACCCGTATCCGCGCGGTCGATAACTACATTTTTCCGGTGTACATGTTGAACGAGGCCACAGTGAAGGTGACCGGGACTTTCGGCTGGCCAGCGCTCCCCGTTGACGTCAAGCAGGCGTGCATTTTGCTGGCGATGCGCCAGTTCAAGCGTTACGATTCACCGTTAGGTGTGGCCGGGTTTGGTGACATGGGCGCATTGCGGGTTGGGCGTACTGATCCGGACGTAGAAGCGCTGCTGAGCCCGTATAAGCGCGCGGTAGCGTCGTGAGCATACAAACTATTAGGGACGGGCTAAAAACTCGCCTACAGACCGTCACAGGGCTTCGCGCGTCGGATACTATCCCGGAGCAGATCACGCCGCCGATCGCAGTTGTGTCCATCGGCACCGTGGACTACTCGCAATCGTTCGGCGGCTCCGGTCTAACCGCATTCAACTTCGTGGTGACCGTGTTTGTTTCTCGGCCTTCAACGCGCACCGGGCAAAACCTGCTCGATGACTACATGGAGCCGAGCGGCTCGACCTCAATCAGAGCTGCGCTGGAGGCTGTGCCTGGATTGTCTGGCGCAAGTCAAGATGTCTACGTTTCCGGGGTAAACAACGTCGGGAATGTAACATTAGAAGATGGAATCACTTACTTGACCGCTGACTTTGCGGTTTTGGTTTACAACTAAGGAGACATATTATGGCCAAGTTTGTGGCTACCGATTACAACGTGACAATCAACGGGACCGACTTTTCTACGTCGATTGCCGCGCTGACTTTTGATATCAATGCTGAGGAACAGGAAACCACGTCGTTTGGGCGCACTTTCCGCACTCGAATTGGTGGGCTCAAGGACGCGTCGGTCACGCTCGACTTTCACCAAGATTTCGCGGCAGCAAGCGTTGACGCGACACTGTTCCCGCTGCTGGGTTCGTTTGCCACCGTGGTTGCTAAGCCAACCTCCGGGACCGCGACCGCCACAAACCCGAGTTACACCGGTATTTTCCTTGTGACTGAGTACCAGCCTTACGCCTCGAGCGTTGGCGACTTGGCTACTCTCTCCGTGACTTGGCCGACCGCTGGCACTGCCGGAATTACGCGAGGCACCGTCTAAACATGGATCCGATCAACCTACAGATCAAATACCTGGACGGCACCACCAAAGACGTTTCTACGGGGGCGTCCGACCTGATCGCATTTGAGTCACGCTTTGATATGAGCATTGTCAAGCTCAACTCGGATCTTCGACTTACACACCTGTTTTATCTTGGGTGGCATTGCGAATCACGGACGGGCGCAACCACGGCCGACTTTGAGAAATGGTGCGAGCTCGTGGCCGGTGTGGACGTTCCAGACCCAAAAGAATTAGAGGCCTAGGCGATTCGTCGGCGCACTGGTTCATTGCAGCATTAGCCGTAGAGACGGGCATTGCACCGTCTGTGCTGTTGGCGGAGTCGCCGCGAATGTTGTGGACAATGCAGAGGTACCTAGTGGCGCGCTCGCAGAAACAGGCCGGTAAAGGGTGACTCCGGTAGACTTTCACCAATTAAGGAGTTTCTGATGGTAGTTCGGCCCACGGTGCGCGCAGAGGGTGTGCGCGAGGTGCTGGCCGAACTCAAGAAGCTTTCCCCTGAGTTGGTCAAAGAGTTGCGCAAAGAGCTTAGATCAGGCGTTCAGCCGACTGTAAAGGCTGTTGTGGCGGCATATCCGGTGGCACCACCGTTGTCTGGTATGGCTAATGAGGGTCGGTTGCGTTGGGGCCGTGTTCGTGGTTCAGTGTCAATAACTCCGGGACGTTCTCGCAAGTATCGGCAAACGTCAAGCCTTGTTGCAATTAAGACGACGGGTAATCCTGACGCGGGTGTGCGCATGGCTGAGCTTGCGGGTTCACGGTCTAACGGATCTACACCGCAAGGTCAGAACATGATTGCGGTGCTGAATCGTCGCCAACCGATGCGGGGTCGTGGCGGTCGGTATGCGTTTGATGCGTTCCGCAAGAATCGTGACCAGGTGGTGCAGGTCGCTGACGAGATTATTGGGCGTTATGCTGCCGTGGTTTCTAGGAGGTTGAAGTAATGGCCATCATTCTGCCAATTCTGTATAAAGACGATCCAAAAGGGTTGCGCACTGCTGAGAAGCGGTTGCAAAACTTTGCCAAAAATGTTGGCCGTGCCACAGCTGTAGGTTTCGGCGTGGCGGGGTTGGCAGCAGGCAAGTTTGCGTTCGATTCGGTGAAGGCGTTTGCTGAGGCGGAGGCATCCCAGGCGAAACTAGCGTTTGCGTTTGAGAAGTTCCCAAAGTTGGCAGATACCAACATAAGGGCGTTACAGAAGCTGAATACAAAGCTAGCCAAGAAAACACGCTTTGATGATGACGCGATTGCGGTGGGTCAGGCAACACTCGCACAGTATAAATTGACGGGTAAACAGATTGGGAGGCTAACTCCGCTTGTTGCCGATTACGCAGCAAGAACTGGTAGATCATTCGAAGATGCTGCCGTAATTGTTGGCAAAGCAATGTTAGGGCAGGGTCGCGCGCTAAAAGATGTTGGTGTCAAGTTTGTTGATACGGGAAGCATTGCAGGCAACTTTGAGCAGGTGGTAGGCAAACTTGGCGACGCCGTGGGCGGTTTTGCAGAAAAAGATGTCAAAACGGCTGCAGGCAAGCTTGAAAACTTGAAGAATCAGTTTGGCGAATTGCAAGAAAAGATTGGTGCCGCTTTACTGCCTGACTTGATTGACTTGATGAACTTTTTTGAACAGTCAGTTTTGCCACGGTTGCAGGATGTCGGCGATTATGTACGCGACGTACTGGTGCCGGCGTTCAAACAATTCAAAGATTTTGTTGTCCAGAACAAAGACGTCATTGGCCCGTTGGCCGCCGTTTTTGCTGTGTTGGCTGGGGCGGTCACGCTTGCGATTGCGGCGTTCTCGGCTCCGATTGCGACTGCCATCATTGCCCAGGTTGTTTTTCTGGGCGTGGTGATTTCAAACATTATTGTTGCACTCGATTTTATGAAGAAAAGCGCGCCAACGGTGTTCTCGGTGTTGGGTAAAGCGTTTTCCGATTTTGGGGTATCAGTTCGTAACGGATTTTTTGACGTGCTCAGCGCCGTGAGCGGTTTTGTGCAGAACACAACGAATATGGTCATTGAGAAGGCGCTAAACCCCTTGATTGCGGCGCTCAACATAATCCTTGGAATGCTCGGTGTCAAACAACTGACAATGATTGCCAAAGTCAACTTCGGATCCAATTTGGAGAAGATGAAGAACCAGGCGAACGGCGCTTCGGGTGCTGGCGGTGGTGGTGCTGTTGGTGGTGTCGGTGGCGGTTCCGGGACTCGGCCTCCACCTGCACGAATGGCGCGTGGTGGCCTGGTGACTGGTCCGCAGCGTGTTCTGATCGGTGAGGGTGGCCCGGAAGTTGTGGCACCTTACGATCAGTTCATTAAAACCCTCGGAATGTCTGGCGCGGGTAGCTCGAGCGGATCAACCTATAACGTGACCGTTAACGCCGGTATGGGTGCCGATGGTGTCCTTATGGGGCGCGAGATTGTCAAGGCAATCAAACGGTACGAGCGGGCCTCTGGCCCTGTTTTTGCGGGTGCCTGATGTCAATCCGGGTGGACTTTAATACGGGCACGAGCGCTGTTCCGGTTTTTTCGGATATCACTAATTACGTCCGGTCAGTGTCGATCAGTCGCGGTAAGGATGAACTGCTTGACGGCTTTTCGGCAGGCGTCGCCAGCATAGAGCTAAACAATCAGGATCGGGCCTTCGACCCGTTGTACACGTCATCGCCTTACAACGGCGACATCGTTCCGCGGCGGGAAGTACGGGTTTTCAGTAACTACAATCCCACAACGTCGCTTCGGACAAACTTGGCGCTGAATCCGCGTCCAGGTTATGAGACGGCTGGCCGGGCAACGAACTGGTATACCGATTTGGGGTCTGCTGAATTGCCGGACGTTGTGACGGCAGGAAGCACCAAATATGTTTACATCGCAAACTCGGCGAGACCTTACCGGAGCGCGTTTCTCAATTTCACCGCGACACCTGGCAGCGTTCACACCATTTCGGGACTGGTTTCAGCGGTAGACGAGAATCCGCTAGTTCTAAACGTGCAATTCTTCACGGCTGCTGATCTTGCAACGGGTGTCCCTGCATCCAATTTACTTATTTTTGGCGGCGTGTTAACCACGTCAATTGTGGCACCAGCGGACGCTAGTTATGGGCGTGTCGAGTTCACAACGGATCCGTATTTCACCACGGGCACCGGGCCAACCGTCCGAAACGTTGTCGTTGAGGTCGGCTCGCAGGTGTCGGCTTTTTATGACGGTGACACACCAGACACCGCTGATTTCATTTATGCGTGGGCTGGCACGCCGGGCAGTTCTGTCTCCACCGTGGACAGCACGGCGGACACCACAAACTTGCAATTTTTGGGCTATATCACCGACTGGGATTTGTCCTACGAGCTCGGCGGAAACAACTTAGCAACAATCAAAGCAGCGGACGGCTTTTCGTTGCTCGCTAATCAAGTCGTGCAGGACCAGACGATGCCTATTGAGCTGAGTGGGTTGCGGATCGCGCGGTTGTTGTCCGATCCTGATTTGAACTACTCCGGCCCGCTTCGCAACATCCAACCTGGCATCAAGTTTCTTGGCAATGACGTGACGAACAACGACAACGCTTTGTCCTACTTGCAACAGATTGAGTTGTCCGAGCTTGGGCAATTGTTTGTTGCCAAAAACGGAAACATTACCTTTTTGGATGCCTCACAAAACAATCCGGAGCCTGCAAGCTCGGTTCAGACGTTTGCCGATGACGGGACCGGGATTGCGTTTACTGCGCTGGAGGTGGCTTACGGGACGGAACAGCTGACGAATGTGTTGACGGTGACGTTACCGACCGGCTCCGCAATTTCCGTGAATCAAGATTCTGTGGATGCTTACGGGGTAACAAGTCTTTCGCTTGAAACACTGAACCAGAACAGCACCGACGCGGTTTATCTGGCCGACTACTACACGACGCGGTTTGGTTTGCCTCAGTACCGAGTCGATGCGATCACGGTCAACGTGTTGAGTTTGTCAGATGCGAATCAAACGGCAGTGCTTGGTCTCGACTTAGGCATGGTGGTGACGGTCAAGTTCACTCCGAAAGTGGGTTCGCAAATTGTGCAATATGCCAAGATTGTGCGGATCAACTCGAACATTGGCGATGGCGGCAAACGGTACGAGATGGAGTTTGGTTTGGAGACGTTTCAAACTTTCCCCTTCATCCTCAATGATGCAACGTATGGGAAACTAGATAGCACTTATGTGCTGGGATTTTAGGAGTGTGAGACATGGCTAAGACTTTTGTGAGCGGTGACGTTTTAACGGCGTCCGAGGTGAACGTGAACTTGGCAACGTTTATGCCGATGATCCCGGCGAGTGTTGTTGGTACAGGTGTCACTTTTAACGCAACGACTGGCCTTGTGACGTTGACCGGAGCATCAACAATCTCGCTAAACGGCGTGTTCAGTTCTACCTATTCGCGTTACGTCATCCAATACGACATCCCCACTGTGAGCACCAACCTTGTTTTTACGGTACGTCTTCGAGCAGCAGGCACGGATGCGTCAACTGCGGTTTATGATCAACAACGCAACATTTCACGCGGTAACGACGTCTCAAACCCAACTAGCTTGAACAGTCTTGCGGGAACCTCGTGGGCGCTTGGTGCAACAACGGGGACAAGTCTTCACATGGGAAGTATTGAACTGGTGCGACCTGCAACCGCGACCCCAACAATGATGATCGGTCAGGCGTTCGCGACACTAAACCCAGCAACGGCAGCAACCACAACTAGCATCACTCAGCTTGGCGGATTGCATCGAACAGCAGCTGCTTATGACGGAATTACGTTAATTACAAGTGCTGGTAACGCTACGGGCACGTTGAAAGTTTTTGCGTACAACTAATCGACAATAGGAGCACATCATGGCATTACAACGAGTACAAGGGCTACTCCGGGCGGAAAAGTCCACAGCGGTAGCTTTCAAAAAAGTAAACAAGGTGTTCGGCGGAAAGCTCAAAATCTCGAGCCCGTACGGTGCCTGGCGGTCTCGCGCACAGCAAGCAAAGTTGTACAAGCTTTACTTGCAGGGTCGTGGCGCGACTGCGGCCAAGCCCGGGACGTCGATGCATGAGCGCGGTTACTCGCTTGATATTTGGAACTGGGCGGTGTTTCCAAAGCTTGAGGCGGTCATGAAGGCGCACGGGTTCCACAAGAACGTCCCGGGCGAAAACTGGCACTACACATACACCGGCAAAAAGTAATCGGTCATGGCTGAGACACCGGGACTCTCCGAGGCCGCGCAAATTATTATTACGCTTGTGAGCGTGCTCGGATCCGTGGTCATTGCTGGCTTCACGTTTTTGGGTGTTCGGGCGAATCAGACACGCAACCTGGCACGATCGGCAGACACCAACGCGGCGGTTGCTCGAGAGCATGTCGCTAACTCGCATTCGACGAATTTGCGCATTGAGCAGGACGAGCGCCACGAGCAGATCATGGACACGCTGACAAATCAGACACGAAGCATTAACGGCTTGAAGCGGGATATCGGACGGTTGGCAGATGCTGACCTAGAGTTGTCCAGGCAGGCGCGTGAGGACCGCGCACGGCTTTCTGCACACCTTGACGCACTAGCACTGAAGGAGTAACAAATGATTGCAAAGATTGAGGCGCTGATTGTTTCGGCGCAGGCTTACGCGAAGCTGATCGTGTCCGTTGTCGGCGGGTTGCTTGTCATTGGCGCGCAGCTGATCCCGAGCGAGTACACGGCGATCGTGACCACGGTTATTGTGGTGCTGACGGCGTTTAGCGTCTACCAGTTTCCGAACGTCTCAGACGCGATCGATGAGTGACCGCTACGAGGTTCCAACGGATCCGATGGACGATCTACAGTGTGAGGCGTGCCAGTAGGCTACGGTTTGCGCACGTTCTACGCTCCCAAATTCGCTCCCATTCGCTTCGGCGAGTGGGGCGTTTTTGTTTTAGCTGTTCAAAGGTGCCTACTACCTGCACTATTTGGTGTATCGTGACGGCATGCAAACAAACCGAGCCGCGCAAGTCGTTGACAACGTGCAAGCGTTGTTGAGGCGCACCGGCGCAAGCCGTCGGAGCACGGCACAAGCCTCCGGGATCGCTCCCGAGACGTTCCAGCGTCGCCTGGTGAGTGTCGGCGGTTCACCGTTTACTATTACGGAGCT